GGGCAGGGGGCTGGAGCTTCTGTAGCTCTTGCACAGCCTGGACAACCCAGTTGCGCATACCTTCGAGGATGTCTTCCTCGGCTTCGCCGCGCTCGGCCTCGAGCATGGCAGCGGTCACGAGGTCAACCGTGAGCGGAAGATCCATGAAGGCGTGAGGCGGCGGCCACTCTCCCTTGGAGAGCTTCTCAATCACCCACTCGGCGTGTTCGTGCTGGCTGTTGGCCCGCGCGTCGGACAACTCTAGGTCCGGCAGGGCAAGCAAGCGGCGAGTCTCGGCGGGCGTCAGAGGAACGCCGTACTGCTGCATCTCCAGAACGCGCTGGAGTCGGCCCGAGGGGCTCTCACCAAGAATCGAGGACGCCTGCACGTTGAACTTGAAGCTCTCGGCGTCAACGTCCACCTTGTCCCACTCGATCGAGTCCACGAAGTCCTCGGACATAAACGCTGTGGGCGCCCCGTCCGAACTCTCGTAGATTTCTCGAGCTACGCGGAGAATCCGGCGACCGATCTCAATATGGACATTCTCGTAACGCTGCTGGCTGTTCGAAAGTCGCTGCGACTGGTTGTCCGACAGCTCTCGCATTCCCACGGCGTGCTCGACGCCCTCAGGGCGCGCGGCGTGGGCGGCCATGCGGCTGATGCCCGCCATTTCCAAGGCAGCAGAACGGATTCGCTCGCGCTCCTGGTAAATCTCAGGCGAGACAGCTGGTGGGGTAAAGAACTCGGGCTTGGCACCCGTGTACGGCATCACCTGCCCAATCTCGTTCGTGTAGACCGGCAGCATGTTGGCGCCGTGCTCCGCGAGGATCCGGGGAACCGCTACAAGGTCCTGACAAGTGCGGATGAAGTCGTTCAGCTCGTTGATGCGAATCTGGAAGCCGAGCAGCTCCTCCGCGAGGCCTTGTCCGTAGAAGCCGGTAAGCGGGGGCGACCAGGAGTAGAAAACGTGGGGGTAGTGGTCAAGGTCGTACTCCTCGCAGTGGAGGGTTGCGTCCTTGATACACACCGAGTATTTGCCGGGCTCGTCACCACAGGGGAGCCGCCAGGACTCGACCAGGACAGCCATACCGGGCTCTACATTGGTGTACTCGCCGGCATGAAGCCTGCCCTCGGTCGCGTTGTCGATCGCCTCTTCGTGGTCGGGGTACTTCTCTTTGAGCACCGTCTTGGAGACCAGATGCACCTCGTGGAGATGCAGCGGCTGACCCGTCGCGGTGACCTCGTTTTCGTCCACCACGATGTTGTCGATCAACACGCGGCGGATGGAGACTTCGCCATCCTCCTCCTCGATGCGCAGAACGCCCATCCCCCAGATGCACGCGTCGCGGAACATCATGAAGGTCTTGGAGTAGACGTTGAGAGCCTCGAACATGCCGTCGAGGTACTTCTCGAGCTTCTTGGCCAGAAGCTGGAACGACCACGGGGCGCCGTCTGTCAGAACACGAACGCGAGGATGACTCTTACCGATCAGGGAGCCGGCGGTGTCCACCGTGCTCTTGACCAGATTCTCGGTAACGGAGGTCCAACCGGGGCGCCACGACATGCGCACGCCCGGAGTAAGCCCAGGCTCCTCGCGGTTGGAATAGAGACGCGCGTAGGCAACATTTGCGTCGTGGAGGTCGCACTGGTCCGCCTGTACAGCCTCCACGTAGGGAAACACGTACTCGTGAACCGTCGTCTCGTCTTCAGCGCGATACCACTCGCGCATTTCTTGGCTACGGTCCACTGTCTACAGTCCGAGTCGGGGGTCTTTGAGCAGCGGGTTCGGCCGCCGGCGCTGGTCTTTCTTGACCTGCGGTCCCGTGCCTTCGGGTGCTGGTGTTGCCTCCGGGAGAGGCCGCATCGGCTCCGGGCCAAGCAACAGCGCGGTGTTACCGCAAGTGAACGACTGCACGCCTAGCTGTCGCAGGGTGGTCACCAACTCGCGGAGTTTCTCGATATCAATTTCTTCCACCAGGGCGTCTCCCTCTCCGCAACCAGTTGCTGGCGGTACTTTTCTTCTTCAGCCGCCTCGCGGGCTTTCCACCAGTCGGGCGAGCCTTCCTCGAGCTCAACCTCCCGCTCACGGGCCAGGTGGTGGAAGACGTAGCGCCACAGATAGAGCGCGGCGTCACTCGCGTGGTCATCACAAGCGGGGTCCACCTTGCTATGCTCGGCGTCCGCCCACTGCGCTGTCCGCCACTCCTCCGCGAGGGGTCCCGAGGGGTCAAGACGGACTCGACCGGCCAGGATGTCGCTGTTGAGCAGCTTGATATGGTCGCACTTGTCCCGCTTGCGGGCTGCGATGCACGGAATGCCGTAGGTTCGGCTCAGTGCCTCGAGAATCGTCTTCCCGAGACCCCCAGAGTCGGCCACGCGGGTGTCGAACACCCCATAGATTTGCTCCAGCTCGCGGACACGCTGCGCGATGTCCTCCGGGAGCATCTGGCTGTGCTTCTCGGCGTGAACGAAGAACAGCGACGGGTGGGTTGGGCTCCAGGCTCCGACCACGAACGCCGTGTCATCCACGTAGCCGAAGTCGAGGCCCAGAACGAAGCGCCACTCGTGCCCTTCGGGCAACCCGTGGGGCCCGTCGCCCTCGAAGGCCCAGTCACACCGTTCGTCCTGGACTCGCGTGTACGCGAAGACGAGCGCATCGTCGTCGGGCACCCACTTGCCGCAACCCTCGCGAAGGAACGTGGGATCGTCGTCGGGAATCCCGTGCTCCTCTTTCTCGGCGAGGACGGTCTCCCAAATCCAGGGGCACTCGGTGTTGTCTTTGGTGGTCCAGGTGTGGACCGACCAGCGGTGACCCCTTTGCTTCTCCCCATCAGCAGCAAACCGAGCCGTCCACTTCCATCGCTCGCGCTTGGGAATGACGCTCAGGTCGCCAGCGGTTACCGCGTAGAACGGACCCGCGAGGATCGCCCCAGGAGTACCGACGATGGCCAGCGTGCCCATCCGGTCCAGGAGCGTGTAGTCAAGAATGTCAGTAATCAGCTCGTCGAGCAGGCGCGCACTGTAGGACTTACCCTCGTCGAGGATGACCAGGTCGAAATCCTGCCCGCGGTACTTGTCGGTCTCTTCCTGTGTGTCCGCGCCGGCGAACAGGATGGTCGAGCCGTTGTCCAGCTCGCACTCCAGTTCCATGTTGCGGAAATGGGCCTTGACCTCGAAGTCAGCGCAGAGCTTTTTAAGCGGGCGCCAGTAGACGCCTTTGGCCTGCCTGCGAACCCGGGCCAGGATGAGACACTTGGCCCCCGGTCGGGTGAGGCAGAGGATTAGAGCGTAAGCTAGGGCGGTGTAGGACTTGCCAGCGCGCCGGGGACAAAGCGCGGCCTTGTGGCGGCACCTGTCTTTAACAAAGGCACGCTGGACGGGGTAGAGTTGCTCAAGGAGTCGGTCCGCGATGCCCGCGTCCCGCTGCCTCGTGTCCTGATCGCGCTCCCTAGCCACCTCCTGGAAGAGGATGGAGGCGTGGGACACGAGCTATCTCCTAGTCGTCGGTCTTGTCCGGCTCGGGACAGGTGCCCCTGACATTCGCGTACGGAATCAGCACGACCCCCGGCCACCCAGTTCTGAGGACCTCAAGAAACTGACCGCGGACCAGACGCATCTGGTACTTGTCGCTGGTCAGCCGCTTGGGAATGAGGCCATATCGAGAGTGGTATGCGTTACCCAGTTCCGCATGAGTGACAACTTGGTCAGCGCGCGCCATTACGCAATCACCAGCCGGTCGAGGGCCGAACGCTCGACGACGGCGAATACCGCCTTAGCCTTAATCAGCGCGCGAACCTCGTCGGGGTCATTGTCGTCATCATCGACCAGAAGGGCCTGGGCTCGCGGGTCGAGCAGCACCTCTGCGCCAACGCAGAACTTAACGTCCTCACCGAACGTGATTTCGGGACCGATAGCGACTACCTCGTAACGGTAGTCCTCCGCGGTGCCGGGCACGATGATGCCCCCGCGGGATGAAATCTTGATGCGCTTGACCAGCACCTGGTCTTGCAGCGGGAAAACCTTCATACCTTGTGCTCTCGTTTTGGGTAGCGAGCCAGCTGCGGGCTAAACTTGCCCGAGCGAATGGCCTCTGGGAGAAACCGCGGCTTGGTAGCCGCGCGGAACGTGTATCGGAGTCGCGGTGTCATCTTCCCGCCGGTGTCATTTAGTAAATGACAAGCTGTTTGACCGACCAGCTGCGAGCCGATGCCCATGTTCCGGTACATGTCCTTGACGTAGACGTAGTGGAGCAGCGGCCAGGGCCAGCCGCGCTCAAAGCAGACGAAGCCGTACAGCACGTCGGGGTTGCTGGCGGATGCCGCAACAACCCACTCCGCGCCGCGCTGGCGCAGGTCGGCGATGGTGCCTGTGATGGCTTTCATCAGCCGTTCCCGGGACAGCGCCCCCGCCCACGGGCTGTTGGCGTAGCTGCGAATCCAAGACTTGAGGATGAACCCCTTGTCCTTGGGCTCCGCGGTGCGGAATCTGACCTCGGTCATCGCGTGCCCGGCGCGTATGGGCCGTCGTCGAAGTGGCCGGCGGGCTTGGGTGGCCCGGAAATCCTGCGTAGCTGCTCGCCCACCGAGTCGGCCAGTTTCATCTGGTACTCGCGGGGCAGCCGCTTGAAGAAGTCGAGGAACAGCTCCGACTTCTCCTCGAAGCCCATCTTCTTGACCCGGGCGGTCTGGTCCTTCTGATACTGGCGGACCTCGGCAGAGATGGCCTTCATGGCCTGGGAGAGCTTCAGGGCGTCGGCATTGAGCTGCGGCGACCAGCTCTTGGTGGTCGTGTTGTCAATCTCCTGCTCCATCCGCGTCTGAAGCTTCTGGAGGATGCCTAGGTTCTGCCCGAGGATGGACTCGAGGGCGCCCAGGGCATCGTCCATCAGATCGGGCCAGATGATGGCATTCTTAGCCGGCTCGCAGATGGCGCACCCGTCAGGGCGGCCGTAGTGCTTGCGGCACTTGCTACAGCGGATTGCGCTAGGAACTGGCATCAAGCCCTCCCTTCGGGATAGCCACCCAGCCGTAGTCGTCGTGTCGGCGATCTGTACGGTCGAGCCTCTCGACCTCGGCCTGCGCCTCGGCCTCTGTGGACCACCAGGAAAGGGGCTCCTCGCTGTGGTCGTCCACACAGCACCCGGAGTAGCCGAAGACGACAAAGAGTGCGTTCGTCCGACGCCACTCCGCTCGGTTCAGAGCGAGTTTCTCGGCAGCCTTGCGCTCCCTCTCCGCGACCTCCGCGGGTGTAGGGCGACCACAGTCAACCGCTTTCGCCGCGGCGAGGATTTCCTCCATGCGACCCCTGGTTGTCTCCCGGAGCACCTCGGCCGCAACGGCCAACGACCTACTAGAAACCGCCATCACTTCACCCACAACAGGCCGGCGTCTCGAAACGCGCCATAAAATCGACCGGAGCCGCGCTCGCCGTGGTAGACCGCCGCGCTGGGGAATGGTGCCCCTGCGGTTGCCCCGCGGAACTTGATGCGCCCCTTCCAGAAGCACACCACCCGGGCGTTCTCCACAAGCGTGTGAAACCACTTTGTGTCCGTGCGGGCGGGGACCAGAGTGATGATCTCGGCACCATCACAGGCCTCCACGTCCACCTTGGCCGCCCAGCGGCTCAGAGCGCGTCCGTACGGCGGGTTGTGATAGACGAGTCCACCGTCCGCCAGCTCGGTCCAGGACGCTGTGAGGCCATCCAGGGCGCTCTCAACGGTCAGCCACCGGGCCGCACCCACAGGGTTGCTTTGAACCGTGCAGGGGTCCAGGGCGATGGGGGCCACTTTACGGACCCGCTCGAGGACCACGTCCGGCGTCTGCCAGTCGGGCCGCTCGCTCGAGAACAAGGCTGCGTCCACGCAGTCCTCCTCGATGAAAGAGCAAGGGGCCGAAACCCCTGAGCAAGTAGCACGCTACCTGCGGGTAACTTTTGAGCCGGCAGGAGGACTCGAACCCCCGCCCTGCTGATTACAAAACAGCAGCTCTACCAACTGAGCTATGCCGGCGAATGACACCGCACGACCGGGACAGGTGTGCTTAAGTGCCGACGCGGGAGCCCTTCTACCTTCGCGTCGCCTCATCGCCGACGCTCAGGCAACGTCTCATTGCCCGCGCTGGACTCAAGCAGACAACCAACACTCTGTATTGGTTGCTGTCTCGTTCGCCCGCTCGGAGTCGCTTATCGCTGCAGCCCAGGAAACATCAACCAGTCTGCAATCGCTCGCGGGGTTGAAGTACGTTGCGCCGACGTTAGGAGGAGGCGTGTAGCCTCAACCCCTTCGCGCCGTCTCTCAAGCAACTCCTCGCTACCCCATAATTCTATTATACCAAAAATGGGGATCCCTTGTCAAGCAACAATCGTACCATATTTTATTCCTCAACAAATACCGCCAGATAAGACTAGACACTCGAGTCTATTAGGTTCCTTACACTTTCTCTGTCAAAAGAGCCACTTTCTCTTGGGACTCCGATAGGTTAAACGGATACTACCCCAGTAGTAGTCAAAGCAAAGTGGTCAGACCAATAGCAGTTCTACGCCCTATCAAAAACATCAGTCTGGCAGCTTCTAACACAGACCGGGACAGTCCACACACCAGTATAGCACGTTGACCTCGGCTCGAGTAGCCAGCGACCAGGGTACAAGGGTTTACGGGAGGGGTTGTAAAAATGGGTCGAGACAGTGTGGGAGACACAAGAAAGCACCGGGCGTGCCAAGAAGGGGGTACCCCGGGGGTCGAGGCTAACCCCGCGGAATGAGGGCCCCTTGTGAGAGCCAAGGGGGTGGGATCTGGGGGCAGCTGGGAGGCTCGGTAGGTTGGGCCAGCAAAGGTGCCCTAAGTGAGCGATATCCAGAGCTTCCCCAGCACACTAGATTCCCTCTCTAGTGCGCGAGTCTGTGTTCCCCCTACGATCAGGGCAGGTTGGGGCGAGCGGAGGCGAGCGGGGGAAAGCCCAAGCCGTTCCGCGGCGTGCCGTTGACTGTGGTGGGTGATCGATCACCCAACTGGCGAGGGGCAAGTGAGGGGAAAGTGAAACGAGTTTCAGTTTAGGTGGTGGGGGTTGGCATGCGGCTTGCCGTATGGTAGGGGGTTCTGGGGCCACGTCCCCTGTGCGCCTCTGGCTTGCCTCCTAAGCTCGCCCTGGGGATCGGAGGTATGACTCCGGGCAAAAGAAAAGCCCCCAGTGAGGGGGCTCTGAGGGGGCTATGTCTGGCGGGCCCCGGGTTGCTGGGGACGATTGGCCGATGGGGCTAGCTAGCCCGGGTTACTTGTCCCGATCCCAGCGCCCAGGCCACGGCATGAATCCGCCAGCCTCGATCCAGAGATGGAGACCCTCGACAAGCTCGGCCAGGTCGAGACACTCCCTGTGGCTCTCAGTACCCCGCTCGGCACGTTCAAGGATTGCCCGAGCAAGCTCGCGCTGTTGCAGCCAGTTGGTTACCGGGTCCATTACCGGCCCCTTTCTGCGGCGAGAACAAGCTCGGCCAGCCTCAGTGCGCGCTCCCTGGACTCGTCGCCCTGGACCACTTCCCTCGCGTGGAGTCGAGCGAACCGGTCAATGCAGCATAAGCAGTACTGCTCCTCGACACTAGTTGTAATCGGGTTGGTACACCCAGGGTTGACACATCCAGGATTGTCACACCGCGGAGTCACTTCAATTCCTCCGGTAGGTAGGGATAGGTGGAGTCACCTGACTTGCCACCGAGCCGCTCCTGGCGTGTCGAGCGGGACTGCTTTTTCCACCAGTCCACGTATTCGCGATCAGACGTGGGCTCCGCGCGGTCGGAGACCGACCCCATCGCGTAGTCACCGATCCGGTACTTGTTCGTCCATTCCCAATACACGTTGGAGTAGTGAACGCCAGCACGTTCGTGCCAGTCGCCTGCGAGGATCAGGTGACCCGTTGAGTCAAGCGTCGCAAGCTTCCCCACGTGCATGTTGTGGACGAATTTGCCGAGCCATTCTCGCCCATGAGTGGCGATGATTCTGGCCATGAGTCGTGTGTCACTCCACGGACCGGAGGGGAGTGGCGCTAGGATCGCCGCGTAGTCGTCCCAATCGGACCACGTGCCATTGTGAATCAGCACAGGCTTTTTGGTTCTGCCCTCGAGGGCAGTGCTAGCCCGCTTTTCGATCGGGAACGGGTGACACAGCGCGTCCACGTCGGGACCGGCCGTTGCCAGCCTGAAGTGGATCAGCTTTGGGCCGGCTGCGTAGGAGCAAACGTCGGCCACGTCCTTTGCATCGAGCCCCTTGATCCAGTGAACGTGGTCATCATCAGCCCACGCAACCCCAGCCCCATCTTGGTTCCCCCATTCGCACTGCTCAAGGGTTTCCAGATCCGGTGCCGCTACCCCGCGAGGGACGGCAATCGCAACACACACTAGAAGGCTCCTTCGATGGCGACGGAGCAATTCCAAGACTCGACCCCGTGCGCGGAATCATAATCGGCGAGGTATGACTCGACACACTCGAGGTAGGCTCCGATCGCTGTGAGAGCGGCGTCGGGGCCATCCTCAAACATGGGGAACACTCGGCACTCCAACGTCCCGTGATCCGACCACGCGGCGTAGTTCAGCTGTCTGTAGCGCGTGTATCCTTCAATATCGTTAGTCGGGTCGAAGCTCGCGCTGCAGAACCTGTTGAATCCATCGAGCCGGCTGTTGAACAGGTCGTCACCAAGATCGTCGGCGACGGAGCGCATGGCCTGCGACCAAGCGTCATGGAAGGCAGGCTCCATGAGACGGCCGTAGTCACCAGCATCGACACTCACGTGGACATGTAGACCGCATGAGTCATTGGCGGCACCGGGCCAGAAATCGGCGACGAATCGCTGTACCTCGCGCCACGAGTTAAGGACGGGGCTCGCGATCTCGCCAGCGTCACACGTGCACGGGTCGCACTCGAGACACTCCATATGGACGGAGCCATCCTCTTTCCATCCCAGTGTGGACATGCCGCGGGGCCAGTCCGCTCCTTCCAACTCGACTCCGACACCTTGAATCCGAGTGAAGATCACAGCTCGCCCCGAGTGATCGTGATCTGGGCGTCGAACGGGGTTGCATACTCACGTAGCAACTTGGTCGCAGTCCGCTTCAGTCCCTCGGCGAGAGCCTCGAGGCGACTGGCAGGGAGCGGCGACTCCAGGGTTACAGAGACCCCATCGGCGAGTGCGGCCGTCCACAACCCGTCGGGCGATCCCACGTTCCTGGTTTCACTGTAGAACACGTCATTGGCTGTGTAGGTCAACCCGGGTTGGGTCTGAAACAAGCGACCGAGCGCATCCGACTGCGCCTTGATCGTCACTCCGACTTTGTCGCGGGTGATCTGAGCGGAGAAAACTTCCTTGCGTGCCATAGGGCGGCTCCTTGGTTTGAATCCCATCGGTTACCTCGGGATCGGGTTAGGGTTGCCCTCGGTATAGCAGGGTCCGTGCCGCTTGTATAGCGCATTGCGATCGCGGAGTTATGGCAGATCGGGTGTGACATGTTGGCGCGGTGGGGAGTGTTGGGTATGGACAAGTGACCCCACATCGTGCTATGCTCAGATCATGAGCCGCAGATCAACCCGTCGGGGGCGGAGTACCTGGGGAGCACTCGCCGACTTCGCCCGCCCCCGACATCTGCGCAGCCTCTACCGCGCGCCCGGCTCAGGCTTGACTAGGTGTTTTAGATAGGTCCGCCGCGGCCCGCTCTTGTACAGGCGTTTTAGACAGATCCGCCTAGGACTAAGGTGGTTTAGATTGAAGGAGGGTTAGTGTCTCTTTTGTTTAGCGACAGCCGACTCCCGACAAGGTTCTGGGACAAGGTTAGGGAGTCAGAGGGCGGGTGTTGGGAGTGGACGGCGTGCAAGACGGGGGACGGGTATGGGCAGTTCATGCAGGGCCGGCAGTCCATGCACGGTAGGCGAAGCTTGGGGGCGCACCGGGCGGCCTACGAGGTGCTTGTCGGCGTTATCCCGGCGGGGCTTGATCTAGACCACCTGTGTCGTAATCGTTCTTGCGTCAACCCGGAGCACCTGGAGCCGGTAACACACCAGGAAAATATCCGGCGGAGTAGGACGGAGCGCATCCTCACAGGTGACTTAGAACAATCCGCTGTGTATACTAGCGGGGCACAACCAGCTACAGGTGATCTTGATATGGCAAAGAACGGAAGCTCTACTAAGACGATCCAGGTCAACGTGCGCGCCCGCGCTAGCCAGGTGGAGTACTGGAAGGACGCGGCCGAGCTGATGGGCTACGGCGAGGGTATGTTCTCTCAGTGGGTGAAGGACACACTCAGCGACACCGCCCACCGGGCCATGCGGGACAATGACCGTCGCCGGGGACATGGAGACGGAAGCCCTCCTTTGGAGGTATCACTCCCGAATTCCAGGTAGATATACAATTACCAAAGAAAATGCTTGCACTCCGGAGTGGTTGAATGCTATTCTGACTAGACCGTGGCAGGGAGAGACCAACTGACGTACAATCGTCGCACAGCAACTGCGCCGGCCCTACAGAAGGAGCCGAGCGACATGGAAGTGAGACGAGTCTATGGACCTTACGAAAATCGCAATCGTTGGCGGGTGGTCTTCCTGCTACACAGCGGAGAGCGCGTCTCCCGCACCTACAGCGACCGAGAGTCCGCCATGCGGGCAGTCCGCCGCTACACCCCCGAGTCCTCCGCTCCGACGTTGTCCCAGGCTCTAGCCGACTACATGACGGACATGGAGCGTCGTGGTCTCAAGAAGACGACCCGCACCACCACGTGGCACAGGCTGCGCAAGTTGGTGGAGGGCTCAGGGGCTACTCGAGTAGACCGGTTCAGCGAGCACCAGGCCAAAGCGCTATACCAGGCCTTGGCTGAGACGACCGCGGGCGACACCGCCCTCAACACACTGAACCAGGCACGGACCTGGGGCCGGTGGTTGGTGGACACGCGCCGGGCGAGTACCAACCCGTGGCTGGTAGTGAAGCCGAGGGAGCGCAGGCGCAGCCGGGCCAACCGCGATCAGCTACGCGTTGACGAGCTTCGCAAGTTGACGGCGGTGTGCTTCGACGAACTGGCTGAGGAGTCGAGCGAGGGCGCGCTGGCCACGTTGTGCTGCCTGTACCTGGGGCTGCGTGCGTCAGAGGTGTGTGGGCTGCGGGTGCGGGACATCGACGACGGTGCGCGCCTGCTTTGGGTGGCGGACAGCAAGACCGACGCAGGTCGGAGGCTGCTCGAGGTGCCCGAGGTGCTCCAGCCCTCGCTGGTGGTGGCGTGCGCGGGGAAGCGACCTTCGGATAGCGTGCTCAGCCTGTCCCGGTACGGTGTCTACTACCACGTCAAGCGTCTGTGTAAGGCTGCTGGCGTGCCCGAGAAGGGCCCCCACAGTCTGCGGGGTAGCCACTCCACCCTCGCCATGTCGGCGGGCGCTACGGGGCAGCAGGCAGCGCAGGCGCTCGGTCACACCTCGGAGGCGGTTACCTTCCGCCACTACGTCGAGGCCGGCACAGTGGACCGCAAGAAGGTTGAGCAGGTGGCGCAGCGTGTGGGCGGGAAAAACACCCCGCCGGTCGTTCCCCGCTTCACCGTCATCGAGGGCGGGCTTGGTAAGTAGTTGGAATCGGTGCGAGGAGGGGGAGTCGAACCCCCACAGTGTCTCCACCACTAGATCCTTAGTCTAGGCAGTTTCGGAAAATTCGGTGTAATTCAATCAGGTTGCCGGGCGTTCGAGTCGTCATTTTTCCACTGGCGGCGCAGTTGCTGAGAACGCCACGGTTTCCTGGGGAAGAGGGGCAAGGATGGAGAAGTACCCGGTGTGGTTGCTCGACGCTTACGACGGCGGCGGGCTCGAGGCGGTGAACGCCCGGGTCAACCAGTTGCAAGCCGACGAGCGAGACAGGTGTCTGCGCGTTCTACAGGAGGCTGCGGGACCCCTTCCGAGAGACCCGGCGGTGGCCGAGCTGTTGCGCCGCGCCCTGCCCCGGATCGTAAGCGGAGCCTAGCTGTGGACCCTTCATACATCTGGAGAGAATGCTTTGTCGCTCGCCGACGCGCTGAGGAGTTGGGTACCGCCCTCGTCGGCCTAAAAGACGCCGTGGAGTCCGGCGACGGTGAGGCTGTTGAGTCCGCCCTGAAGGGGGCTAAGAAGGCTCTAGCCTCAGTAGAGGCTCACTTTCCAAGCAAGAAGGAGACTGACACCTAGACAAAAGAAAAGCCCCGAGAGAGCTGCAACTCCCCCGGGGCAAGAAACCTCCCAGAGCCCTAACCCAAGGAGAACTACATAGTGGCATCCGAACCCACGTCAGTCAAGTGGATGACCGAGATCAAGCGCACAAAGCGCGGTTTCGTCGCCCTTGTCCGGGGAAAATACAACATCGGCGGTCTCCCTCTGACCGTCCTGCATCGGCGCACCACGCCGTTCAAGAACCGAGCGGCGGCTGTTCAGGCTGCGGCGCACACGGTCACGGCGCTCGAGGCGGTTGCCCGGATGCCGAAGTGCAGCTGTGGGCACGTGCTCACCGAAGGGCACCCCGAGTGCGGCGGCAAGGCGGTGGCGCTGTGAGCCGCATGACACTCGCGAAGACGTTTGAGCTGGCTGCCGCTGAGATCGAGAAGCGGGGCTGGTGCCGGGAGAGCATTGAGGACGAGTCCGGGGCAGTGTGTGCCTGGGGTGCGGTCAAGGCTGTACTCGGGGGTAGCCCTCGGTGCACAACCAGTCTCGACGCCCTGAACGCGGAGCGGTACTGGGAGGAATCCACCGGGCGGATCATGGTGGTCTGGAATGATGCTGCGGGCCGCAGCGCCGAGCAGGTGACTGCCAAGCTGAGAGAGCTGTCGATTCGAGCGAAGGAGGAGGGGCTATGAGTATGACGATTGCGGAGATGAAGGAGAAGATTCTGGCCCGGCTGAACGACGGTAAGGGCTGTGCTGTGGACAGCTGTGGTACGTGCGTCTACCGCGACAGTGAGGGGCGAGCCTGCGCGGTGGGCTGCTTGATCCCCGACGACGTTTATGACCCTGGCGCAGAGGGGCCGACCGTGGCCAACCTGAGAATCAAGGGTGGTGCTTGGTCGGGAAGCAGCACACTGCGTTCAAATAAACTGGCCGCGATGCTCAACGCGGCGGGAATCCCCGCAACACCGGAGGTTTTTCAGTTTCTCGGTGCCTGGCAGACTCTTCACGACAGTCCGTACCACTGGGATGGAAACAAGTACGTGGGGCCGCGGTAATGGGTGATTGTCACATGCACCTAGAGGAGGAGCGCGCTGAGCAAGCGAAGCGGACCGGGGCGGAGATTGCGCGTGATTGTCGTGTGCGCCTGAACAACGAGCGAGCGAAGAAGGTCATTGCGGTGGCAATGCTCGACGCCAAGCGGGTCGCGAATCTGCGCCTGGCCCTGGAGTCGGTCCTGGAGGTGGTGGAAGAAGCACTAGCGAACAGGTCGCAGCTCCACGTTGACGACGAGCGGTACCAGATCGCCAACACCGCGAGGCTTGCCCTGGCCTACGACGACACCGCGAGCGATGCGTCCCCTGCTGGTTGACAGCCAGGCCAAAGCGGACTTCCTTCTAGAGTGTCTCCACGCGGTTGATGGCCCGGTAGGCGTCGATACCGAGACGCTGGGATGCAACCCCGAGGTGGAGTCTCCCATCGGGAGAGCGCGTGTGTGGTCGTTACAGCTGGCATGGGGTGAGCCGAGCAGCAAGCCCCCATCCGACTTCTACACCGCGTTCATTCCGGCTGAGTGTCTCCAGGCGTTCAAGCCGTGGCTCGAGGACGCGAGCAAGCCCAAGACAGGGTCGAGCCTGTTCTCTTACGACAGGCACGTGTTCAACAACGAGGGTATTAACCTCGCTGGTGTCGTGGGCTGCACGTGGTTGATGAGCAAGCTACTGAACCCGGCGAAGGAAGGCCATGGCCTAAAAGACTGGGGCTACCGCCTCGGCTACGAGCCGAAGGAGTTCCGCTCCTTTTCTACCCGCCCAAGCGGGCTAAAGGTTCGCGCCTACAAGAAGGACCGCGTAAAGGACGGCATCACGTACATCGCCGGCGCGGAGTTTCAGGGCGTGAACTACAACAAGAGGGTGATGATCCCGCTCGACGAGCTGTGGCGGGACTACCCGGAGCGCAGGGCGGCCATCGTTGAATACGCTGTGATGGATCCTGCGATGAGTCTTGACACGTACCACCACCTCCGAGGGGAGATGAATCGATGAGACTGCCCAATCCCGAGACGTACCCGATGCCCCGCCTTATGGTCACCGAGGTTCGTAACGACACCAAGACAGAGAGCAAGTACGCCAAGCGGAGGGATAAGGGCGTGCTGTGCTGGGAGCTGCTGTCGGGGCGGACCAGCGCGGTGGAGAAGAAGGCACCAAAGAAGACTGCCGAGCGGAGGCGTACCGGCCTGTGGGGCTACGACAACGACGAGCTTCGAGCCCGGCAGGCTAGGGGAGAGAGCACAAGCCCTGCGCAGGGTTGTACCTGTGACCGTTGCCACAACGCCCGGAACGAGGCCTGCAACCGCCACGTGACGAACGAGGTTGCTCCGGTCGTGAACTACGGCGACAACTACCGCGGCCCGGTCGTGAATTTCGGAGTGCCCCCACGGAACGTCTTCCGTGGGCTGAGCTACGACGCGGCCTACATCGACGAGGCTTCGGTTGTCCCGCCCGTTGACGACGAGAACCCGCCCGAGGTGGACTGGGACCGGTGGCAGTCCGTGATGAACCGTCTGAGATACTTTGAGCCTCGCGAGGCCTACCGACTGCGCGGCGTCTTCGACATTGACTGACCTCTACAGTCAGTTTTGGCAACCGATGGCCCACGTGACCTCCGAGATGGAGCGTTACGGGGTCGGGTTCGACGCCACCAAGTGCCCACCCAAGGTGGCCGAGTGCCAGGCAAGGCTCGAGGAGCTGGTCTCCGGTCCGCTCAACGGCTGGTCGGGGACGCAGCCAATCAACTGGGGGTCATGGCAGCAGATAGCGCAGTTCCTCTATGGCAGCGAGGAGGCGCCAGCGGTTAAGGGCGGGCCTCCCATTGTGCCCCGAGGCTTCGGGCTTCCTCCGGTCTCGGGCAACCTGCGCGCCGTCAAGGTTCGGAAGGAGAAAGAGCGCCCGACTGGAGAGGCTGCGCTGGCCCACCTGGAAGCGAACGCGACGAACAGAGGAGACCGCGAGGGGCTACAGGCCCTGATGGAGTGGAAGAAGGTCAAGAAGCTGCTGGGCTTCTTCGAAGGACTCCCCAACTTCGCCGCTAGTGACGGGCGCATTCACCCGCAGCTCGGTCCCGCCGCAGAGACGGGCAGGCTGACTTGTAAGAACCCCAACCTCCAGAACCAGCCGCCGGGTACGCGGGACATCTTCGTTGCTTCGCCAGGGAACGTGCTCATCTGCCGCGACTTCGACGGTTTGGAATGGCGGATATTGGCCCATATTCTCGCCTTCCGCTACGGGGACATGTCGTTGGTGGACGAGATCGTAGCGGGTATTGACCCCCACTCCGCCACGGCGGTTCGGATCTACGACGCGCTTGGGCAGCCGCTTGACTGTGATGTCGGCGAGGTCAAGGAGACGTGTCCGAAGCAGCGGGCCGCCGCGAAGATCATCAACTACTCGATCAACTACGGGAAGACGGCGCGCGGTCTGGGCATTCAGCTGCGCAATGACGACGGAGAGCCCATCGGGGAGACGGTGGCTCAGCGGATGCTGGACGCCTTCTACGAGTCCAACCCGGGTATCGAGCGGTGGCACCGGGACTGTGTGCAGTACGCCCGGGACACAGGCCACGCCTCCACGCTGCTAGGTCGCACTCGAGAAATCCCGGAGCTACAGGCAAAGAGTTGGTGGATTCGAGAGAAGGGCAAGCGGCTGGCGATGAACACGCCGATCCAAGGGAGCGCGGCTGACATCGTTGGGATGGCTATGCTCCGTTGCAACGCTTCGCCGCACCCGGACCTTGTCAAGGTGGGTCACTTCAACGAAGCACTGTACGGGCTAAAGGTCAAGCAGATCCTCCAGGTACACGACGAACTACTGTTCGAGTGCCCAGAGGAGAACGCGGAGAAGGCAGAGAAGGAGATCGCAAAGCAGATGGACGACTGTCTTAAAGGAGTTAGAGAGTTTCTTTGCCCCCTAAGTACGAGCGGAAGCATCGGCCCGGACTGGAAAGAGGCGGCGGGCAAATGACGGGGTGCGCAGAGTGCGGGCAGGACGTGATGTACCTGGACGACCTAGGCGTAGGGCCAAACGTTTGCGGTTACTGCCGTGCGTTTCTGTGCCCCACCTGTGATGGGCATGGAAAGTGTGCCCCCAAGATAGAGACTCACAATCGTGAGATCGACAAGCGCGAACTCGACGAGGAGATTGCGCGGTTGCAGCAGAAACGGGCTGCATTGGACGAGACCGAGGAGCGAGACAAGTAGTGTCAGCGATCCATACGAAGATGGCGGCCATCCTGGCCGACTTCCCTGTAGTGGGGAAGGATCAGAAGAATCCCTCGCAGGGGTACAACTACCGCGGCGTAGACGACGCCCTGGGGTACCTGCACCAGCTGCTGGCGAAGCACGGCGTTTACATGACGCTGACCGACCTGGCGCCTGAGTTCTCTGACGCGGGAACTACCAAGGCAGGCAAGGCGTGGGTGCGTTGCGTGCTCACCGGGACAGTGAAGTTCATCGCCGGTGAGGACGGGAGCTTCGTGGAGGCTTCGCTCGTGGGCGAGGGGCTGGACACCGGCGACAAGGCACTGATGAAAGCCCAGGCCAACGGGCTGAAGTATGTCATTTGGTACACGTTCTGCGTGCCTACCGATGAGGTAAAAGACAGCGAGGCGTTCCCGGATCCGGAGAGCGGGGCCGCGCCCAAGAAGACCAAGCGTGCCCCGGCCAAGAAGGGTAAGAGCAAGGCGAAGGGTCCGGCAATGATCGACCGGGTCATTGCGTGCGAGGACAAGGAGTCACTGGACGCCATCCGCGCTGAGGCTCTCGAGTTCGTGATGCGCTACCAGGGCAGCGACAAGGAAGACGAGCGGCTCGCGGCTGCTGAGGTCGTGAAGGAATTTAACGAGCGCAAGGAGAAGTTTGGTGGGTGACGGCGTTGACTGCGGCGTCGGTATCGACTGGGCGCGAGTTCGTCAGATACTCCAACGGGCGGACGCCATTCACGGCAGCAACCCCGGTAAGATTCGAGAGCTTCTGGAGGGGTGTCGAGGCATCCGTAGCAGCCAGATCGTTGTGTTGATTGCGGCGCTCGTGGAGGAGGGGCTCGATGGGTAGGTTCCTCTGCCGGCTCGGGCTGCACAAGTGGCGCTGGGAGCACCCTCCCCTGCCGCGGCATCTTGGGGTCAATTTCATCCGGCGGTGGCTGCTGGGGGAGTTTGACTATCGAGCGTGCAAGCGCTGCGACCGCGTTGACTTGCGATAACGGCTTCGGCCGGGACAAGGAGACTGATGATTCCTGACTGTTGCCGCTCCTAGGCAGCGCAAGCAAGCTACACCGGACAATCCGTTGTCCCGCTAGCAACCTCCTTCCACAGGTTGCTGAACTTTCTGAGAAGGTAATCGTCGCCGGCAACCGGGGCACAGCGTTGCATCGCTACCTTCAGTTGGCGCCCGAGAGCGAGGAGGAGGCTCTCGCCGCAATCCCGGAGCAGTACCACGCAGAGGCCAGGACCATCCCGCTCTCTGCCTGTGCTGGTACACGAACCCCGCCCGAGCTTCGAGAGGTGGCGATGGTTCACAACCTGGAGACTGAAGAGTGTCGCCAGGTCATTTGCAAAGACCGAGAGTATGGGGAGCTGGCAGATGAGGACATTCCCGGGACAGCGGACGTGGTCATCGTTGGTTTCCGCACCGCGGAGATCTGGGACTACAAGACGGGCTCGTACCCTGTCCAACCCGAGGACAACTACCAACTACTCGACGCTGCACTGAAGACAGCACGCACGCTGGCCCGGCAGGCTACTCATATTGTCTGCGGGATTCAGCAGTTCAAGAATCGTGGTCGCGGCGAAAAGAAGAAGCTAGTGCCGCAGACGAAAGCAACGGTCGTAGACCGTTTTGACCTCGACGCTCACGAGCACCGGGCCAAGAAAGCGCTAGCCCTAGCGCGTGAAGTTAAGGAGGCAATTGACGCCGGCGAAACGCCGCCTGTTCGTAAAGGCCCGTGGTGTTTATTTTGCCCAGCAAAACCCGGTTGTCCGGCGTGGTGACCTTCGGGGACACTCGGCTGCCGCCAAGGTTCTGGGAGAAGGTCCATGTTGCGGAGAGCGGCTGCTGGGAATGGACGGCGTGTACGGGTCGGGGCTACGGCCTGTTCCGCTGGGAGGGGCGAATGCAGAAAGCCCACCGTACCGCCTTCGTAAGCCTGGCGGGGGAGGTCCCGCTCGGTCTGGGTCTAGACCACCTGTGCCGGGTGAGACACTGCGTGAACCCGGAGCATTTAGAGCCGGTAACACGGAGCGAAAATCTTCGGCGGGGGCTTGTTGGTAGGGGCCGTGGCGGGTCGTTTTGGCGGGCAAAAACATGTTGTCCAAAGGGTCATCCTTACGACGACACAAATACGTACAAGTACCCCGACGGAAGGCGTGCCTGCCGCGAGTGCAGACGCCGTTGGAGCAAAGAGAACAGGTTGAACAAAGGAGCCAATAGTGGTTAACAAGTGCATTTTCATCGGTCATCTTGGCAGCGACCCCGAGGTCAGAACTGTCGGGGACGACAAAAAAGTGGCGAATTTTTCCCTGGCTGTTCGCTCTGGAAAAGAGGGAACGGAATGGGTTCGTGTTGCAGCTTGGGACAGGCAGGCGGAAATCGCAGAAAAGTGGTTGACCAAGGGAAGCAAGGCGTACGTCGAGGGCGAGCTGCGGACCCGGTCCTGGGAGGACAACGACGGCAACAAGCGGTACTCGACAGAGGTCATCGCTCGGCTGCTGCTCAACCTTACCAGCAAGGGTGAGAGGGAGCGCGAGAGCGACGACTCCCCGCTGCTGTAGTGGCTTACGCGCGGTGGGGGTCGGATAGCGATGTCTACCTCTGGCCCGGTGGCCTCGGCTACGAGTGCTCTCTGTGTTACTTGCAACCGCACCGTCGCGTCTGGTCTGGGGAGACACCAGAGGAAGCCCTGGCGCACCTGAAGGAGCACCTGGCGGCAGGGCACAAGGTGCCGGTGTACGCGGTGAGGGAGCTTGAGGAGGAGTGTGAGGAGGACTGATGTACGAGCTGATCTTCGTTGGCTGTAGCGCGTTCCTGCTGTGGCTGTGCGACTTCGGCGACGGCAGCTTTAGGGACGACGAATGAAGCCTGCCTTGTTCATGCTGCATGATCAGGACAGGCAACTAGGGGCCCGGCCGGCCGGTGAGTACAGCGCCCGGGATGCAAACTTCATAGGGGGCTACGGCATCTTTTGGGTAGTCAACTCGTTCACCGGGGCACGCAGGACCACGAACCTCACGCGCATCAACTACTGGTTCTGTGAGTGCGACGAGGGGACGAAGGAGGAACAGCTGCGCCGGCTACAGCTTGCCCCTCTGCTGCCGAGCGTGGTGGTGGAGAGCAAGCGGGGCTTCCACGCCTATTGGGCAGCACTGGACGCCACACCGGAGCGGTGGAAGGAGATCGTACGGTGGGGGCTGGTTCCCGCGCTCAAGGGAGACCCGAGAGCAACGGACCCGCTCAGGCTGCTGCGCTGTCCCGGCTACCTGCATCAGAAGGACCCGGACGATCCGTTCATGGTCAGGAAGGTCTGGGAGACCGCGCTCTCGTATACCGAGGAGCAAATGCTCGCCGCATTCCCATCACAGGAACCGGAGACAAAACCCCGGCAAGAGTCCCCAAGTGAGGGGGGTACGTTCTGGGAGCGGGTGGCCGCCCTGGACGGGCGAGACGCAATCGATCGGGTGAGTGGTAGCTGGCTGGTCAACGGCGAGGAGTTTCGCCTCGCGACACAGAGCAACGGCAACGCCAACATCATCCGCGAGCACGACAACCACAGCACCCCGTGCTGGATTTGGGCTGACGGTCGCCTCGGAGGTATCGAGGGTGGCAACAGCATCGCAGCGTTCTGCGCTTGGTATGGACACAAATGGTCCGACATCGCGGAGGGGCTGAAACAACTATTCCCGGAGCTGGAGAGCGATGACGACGAAGAATTGGTGGGAGTACAAGATGCGGATCGCTGACAGCGGCGACCCCGTGGAGGCCACTGTTTGTGATGACAACACGGTGGAACTGACGGTGCGTAACGCCGTCGTGAACTTGTCGTTTGGCGAGTGGGACGTGCTCGTCGAGGCGGTCGCTGAAATGAGGAGCCTGTGCAAGTGAAGAAGAAAACACCTAGGGCTCGTAAGCCCAACAACCGGCCGAAGGCACGAGCTGTCCCGGCGGCGAACATCAACAACCGACAGGCCATCTTTGACCTGGGGCAGCGACTGTTCCAACTAGAGAACCTGTTTGGTCAGTTGCTACGAGAGATCAAGGCGCAGATGGAGCCTGTGGGGCAGGCACTCGACCTGCACAGCACAGTGCTGGAACTGGTGGCGAAGTCGTCCGTGGGGGCTGAGATGAATGAAGACGAGCTGGCCGCGCTGGCAGAGTTCGTAGACTCCCACGATCCGGGCTGGCCTGCCGGTCCCGCGCCGAAAGAGGAGGCACCGGAGCCCGAGGCCGCCGCTGGGGATGCCTCTTAACCTCGGCCCCGTACTTGAGCCCGAGGCAAAGCACCTTGCCGGTCTACCCGACCGCATGGAGCAACTCAACGCGGCGCGAGTCCCGTTCGGGATGTCGTATCTTGACGATTGCCTCGGGGGGCTCTACCCGGACGACCTACTCATTGTCGGGGCCGGGTCGGGCGTCGGGAAGACACAGCTTGCGGTACAGACAGCCCTCGCGGGCGTCGATGCGGGGCTCGACCCGGTAGTCCTGTTCGCGCTCGAGGCCGAGCTAGGAGAAGTGACAGCGCGTCTCGCGTTCGCTGAGCTGAGCGAGCGAGTGGGCAACAAACAGATCGACTTCGCGGGCTGGTGGCGCGGGCGGTGGAAGGAGGAGACAAAGGAGCACTGGCCCGAAGTGGAGGCCAACCTCCAGGCCAGGCTGAGCAAGCTCCACACGCTGTACAAGCGCGGAGACTTCACCAACCGTGCGCTGGCGAAGCAGATTGAGGGCATCGTCAACACAGCCAAGATGGTGGTGCTTGACCATATCCACGTCGTGGACAACGGCTCGGAGTCGGAGCTTTCGACGCAGCACAAGACTGTGCGGACCCTTCGTGACCTGGCCCTGACCGCACACGTGCCTGTGGTGGCGATCAGTCACCTGCGCAAGAAGTCGCAGTTCGAACGAAACATCTCGATGCCGACGATGGATGACCTCCACGGCTCGAGTTCGATGCAGAAGGTGGCCACTGGTGTGGTCCTGCTTGCTCGGGATTGGGACAGCCCTAGCCCGGATAAGCACCTTGCCCCGACGTTGGTACAGGTCACAAAGGACCGCCGCGGTCGGGCCAGTCCGTTCGTTGCCCGCGTGTACTACGACACGAGCACGGGCCGCTATCAGGACGGATACCGCCTCGGGTTCATGCGGTGGAGAGACAAGAAGCAGCAGTGGGAACCGAGTGACCCGAAGAAGCTGCCGTACTGGGCGAAGCGAGACACCGCCCTAGCGAAGGAGCTGCCGTTTTGAGTACCGGCAAGCGAAACAAACAACGCGGCTACGAGCATGAGGCCGAGCTGGTCAAGAGCGCGGAGGCTGCGGGGTTCGAGGCGAGGCGAGCGTGGGGGAGCAACGGGAAAGCGCTGGGGGAGGCTGCGGACGTGGACTTGGTCATCGAGCGACGCGCAGTGTTCGGCTATCGCAAGGCGTGCATTCAGGCCAAGCGGCGCAAGAAGCTAGCCGACTACCTACAGATCCCGGAGAGTTGTGACGCGGTGGTGTTCCGACAGGACCGCGGTGACAGCCTGGTTCTGCTGCGCTGGGATGACTATCTCAGCCTACTTGACAGCGGTGACTCGTCATGACCGACGACAGGCCAATCACCGCGGAAGACTTCGCGCTCCTCCGGGACGCGGGGCTGATTCCGAAGATCGACGTGCTGTTCCCTCCACGAGAGCCGGGGGTGCCGTCAGTCTACCTGGACTGCTTCGACCCCACGAGGGAACTGGGCTACTCGGAGACACCACCGAACACTCGAGTCGTCCCCCTGTCCCGTGCGGACTACACGTTCGCTGAGGCACAGACTCGGTTCGAGGAGATGCAAGCAGAGCACGGGTGGGGGGTAACCGGCTTCCCGTTCTACACCGCACGGTGGTGGTGCTGGAGGATCTATGAGGGATGACAAAGTAGGACATCCGTGGGGTCACGGGCTGTTTGTGGCAGCGCTGGAAAGAGCAGCCGACGACGAGGACCTCACGAAGGAAGTGGACGCAATGGTCGGTTACCTCCAAGCAAGCGACGTATTTCGCCAGCTCAAGGGGTCCATTGAAAGGTCCATCAAGAAGCTGGGGTTCTTTCACCCGTTCGTTATCGCGGTGAAGGGTACGCCGGGGGGCCTGACTCCCCGACAGAACATCGCCACGGTGACCGACCTGGCCCGTCGATTCGACGAAGCGGGGTTCAGGGTTCGCCGGCTGAAAGAGAACAAACCTGTCTACGAGGTGCGGTTGTGAGAAGGGAGGTTGGCAAGCAGTTGTACAATGAACTGTTCAAAGCGGGAGGAGCAACGGAGAGGTCCGGGGTGTATATGGCCATTCGTGACGGCCATAAGATTTACCTCGACGACCCGAAGCCCGAGGACTTCCAGCCGAGGCGCACGGCGTTCGCGCTAGCGCATGAGCACCGCTACGGCGGTAACTACGGAGCGTATTCTGTTGCGCAGCACGCTGTGTTGGTGGCTGAGACGGTGGCCCGGTTGCACGGAACCCCCCAAGAGGTGTTCGCGGGGCTCCATCACGACGACTCCGAGATCGTCACGGGCGACGTGCCTCAACCGGTCAAGGCTGTGTGCCCTCAGCTGAAGGAGCTGGAGGCCCGGTTGGACGCTTGCATCAACAGGCGGTACGGCATCAACGTGAACAACGAGTACGTCAAGGAGGCGGACCGCATTGTGTTCTGCGCTGAGGTCAGGGTCATCGTGCCCGAGGACGCGCAGCACCTATACGGGGAGTTCGGAGACCCCAACTACGGGGCCGCCTATCAGCCGAGTTGGACTGACCTCGAGCTGTGGCCCGCAGACCGCGCGATGAAGCGGTACCTGGAAATGCACTACGACCTGGCGGCGCGCCTATGACCGGCAAGAAGTTTGATGCCGACAAGCCGCAGGTGGACCTCGTCCCACGTCAGCTCATTTACGGAGCGGCGAGGGCAAAGGGGTTCGGTGCGAAGAAGTACGGCCGGCACAACTGGCGCGGGGGTATTGCTCCTAGCCGCCTAGTGTCCGCCTGCTTGCGCCACCTGTTCGCGTGGAAGGACGGGGAGGACAACGACCCTGAGTCGGGGCTCAACCACCTGGACCACGCTGCGGCGACTCTGGGGATGTTGATGGCCACGGTCGACGAGGGGTTGGCTGATGATGACCGGCCAGAAGAAAACACCCGAGTGCCCGGTAAACTGGACGAACCAGTTAGGCGACCGGGGTACTACAAGCGCCCTTGGGAGGAGGTTAAGCGTCGTCGCAACGCCGCGGGAATGAACACCTCCTGGTCGTTTTGGGCTGAGATGCCTGGGTACATCGAAGACGACACCAAGGTGCCGTATAGGGACTACCCAGTCTTCAACAACCGCTCCACCTTTCAAGACTACTACGAATGACGTGGGGCGAGTGCTGGGATGCGGTCCGTCTCATAGTGACAACCAGCCGCAGGCGGTCGGACGCACTGGCGAGGGTGTCAGCCCTGCGCCGGGAGAGAACCACCTGGGCAGCCCTGTCCCGGGCGTGGAGAAGGCAGGTTCGTGTGGGAGCTGAGAAGACCGGGACAGCGGGCGAGGCGTTGGGCACCGCCACCGGGGGCGTCATCACCGAGGTTGGTCCGGGGCTCTTTCTTGAGCAGGGCACCTCAGACGAGCAGCCGCACACGAGGCCTACTACTGCGGTTGACCTGCTGAACGGGCTTGAGCCACAACAACGGGAGTGGGTGGAGAGGATCCGGCAGACCCGTCAGCGGGTGTGGGGTGACGAACCAAGCTCGCAGCCCAGTGGTCAGAAGCACCTGGTCATCCCAGACACGCAGACCGAGTGGGGCGTCCCTCTGGATCACTTCAAGTGGATCGGTCGCTACATCGTGGCCAAGAACCCCGACACGGTCATTCACCTCGGGGACCACTGGGACTTTCCTAGCCTGTCGAGCTACGACAGCCCAACAAAGAAGGCTGCCACGGGACAGTGCAAGCGACGCGACATCGACGCTGGCAACAAGGCCCTCGAGATGATCGACGAGGAGCTGGTCAAGGGAGGATGGAAGGGCCGTAAGGTTCTGCTCGAGGGGAACCACGACGGCTTCTCCGCGGGTGGTCGCCCTGCGCGGTACCTCGACAATCATCCCGACGACCGGGGCATCCTGAGCCAGGACATGCTGGCTGACTCGTGGCTGGGTTGGGAGCGAGTTCCCTTCCTCAAGCCCATCGAGATCGACGGGGTGCTGTACTGCCATCTGTTCCCGTTGAACAGGGACGGGACAGCCACCGCGCACGCGATGCGACAAGGGGCGGCCAACGCCAAGGTGCAGGTCGCTGCTGTTGGACAGAGTTGCACGGCCGGGCACAAGCAGGGGCTGGACACCCATATCCTCTGCCCGCCTTACAGCCGCACGAGGCGGGGTGTCGTGGCCGGTAGCTGCTACCTCCACGAAGCGGAGTACCTCGGACCGGCGAAGTATTGGAGGGGCGTCCTGGTCAAGCATGCTGTTGGCCCGGACAACCCGAATCACTACGACTTGATGGAGGTCAGTCTGGACTTCCTGAAACGGAGGCACGGATGAACAACGAAGACGCGGGCATTGCTTGCCTCGCCGGTGTTGTGGTTGGCCTGCTCTCGGGCATCCCTCTCGGCGCCTTCCTCTACGAGGCACTGGGAGAGTTCTCTCTGTTCATTGACCTGTGGTGGCTGGGATGAGTTCCGAGACCAAAACACTGTCCGAGGAGATTTCGACTCTGACCGACAAGCTGTCCAGGGAGGCGAAAGACGCCCTAAAGCGGGCATGGACCGCCGGGTGGGAGGTAGGGTACAAAGAGGCCCGCAGGCAGTTCGAGTACCCCCGAGATGCGATTGACATGTAGGTGTGGTATACTGACCCTATGCGGTGGCTGCTGATCTTCGGGGCGCTGGTGGTGGGGTGCGACATCGAGGAGGGCATCGACCCTCCCCCACCCGACGCGGGGCCCCCCTGCGTGGCCGCCGAGGCCGACTACTGCGAGGCCATCAACCAGCCCCCAGACTGCTGGAACGTTCCCTGCTCCTGTGCTGAACACGAGCGTGTGTGCGACAACGAGAAAGTCTGCGGGTACTGGGAGGACTGCTACCAGTGCAGGTCGAGATTCTACTGCTCTTGTGAGGAACCATGAGCTTCTTCGTAGAGGTGAAGGGCGTCCTGCCCCACACCGCGGTGGTAACGTTTAGCTTCGAGGGAGACGGAACAGTATCCGTCGAGGTCGAGCGCAAAGGGGAGCTGTTTGACTTCCTCTGTGCTGGTGTCAGCGAGGAGGCGTTTTTCGCTGCGGTCCGCGAATGCGCGGGCAACCGAGGAATGAAGCTAGTCCCCAAAGACGACTAAACCGCGGTAAACTCGGTATAAAAAGAAACCCCCGAGGGCATTACGCTCCCGGGGGTTTCTTGTGTCTAGTCTATTCCCAGGCCCTGGCCCGCAAGCCACAGCCCTCTAAGATTTCGGGGTACCTGGCCCAACGGTGGTCCGAGCAGAAAATCTCCTGCCCGCCGACCAGGTATCCCTGCCCCAAGCCGTAGCCCAGGACGCTCGAGACCAGCAGTCTGGCCAGCCCCTCGCCGCGTCTCTCCTGAGCCACGTAGACGCCCACCACGGGGAGGTAGTCCACTTCGTGGGTGACCATCCCCCAACCGCAGGGGCGGCCCTTAGAGAGCGTTACAGAGGCGTACGTAGTCCCGTCCGAAAAGGTCCAGCTCCAGCACCCCCACGGCACCGGCCCGAGGGAGAGGTCCCGCATGGCCAACCGCCGGCCAACTGGGTGCTCACGCATGAGAGCGGAGACAACAGTTATCCCCTCCACCTTCGGCCACCGGCCCCGATGTCAATATGAAGCCACCCGCCGTCCTCGCGCGGGTAGACACCCACACCACCGTCTGGAACTGCCCCGGAGTCGATAAGCTCCTCGTACACCCGGGCCAGCTCGTCAGCGGTGAGGTCACGGCTGTGAAGGTCAAGTGCTCCTGCCTGGAGATGCTGGCTGCGCTTGGCTCCCTGGACCTTGTGGTTGTAGTCCGGGGTGCGGTACCCCGAGCGAACGACCAGCGGCCCCACCCTGTCCCGGAGGATTTGAGCTCGACGGGTGACCTCGGTAGCCTGCTTGTAGAAGCTCCTCGGGACCGGGACACCGCACCTACAAGCCAGGTCGGGGATGGTGAAGTCCTTGGTGAACCGCCGAATGGCAGCCTCCTTCAGGGCCTTGGTACGCAGGGCACGGATGTTTCGCGCGGGAGCCACGAAGAACTCCCCCACGTCCGCGTGGATCTCAGACCCTGCGCCGAAGCCCAGAAACTCCACCGAGAGCCCGACAAGCCGACCCTGTTCATCCCAGACACCCCCGCCCGAGCTTCCAAACCAGAACGAGGAGTCGATGCGGTACCGCCCGTCGTAGGCGGCTGACAACGTGCCCCGGGTGACTGAGAGCTGCCGGGCTTTGGTGTACTTGTGGTACGGGTGGCCCACCGCGATGACCCGCTGACCCACGTAAGGGTCAGGAGAGAAAACCGCCGAGCGGGCGTTCAGTCCAGGGACCTCGATAACCGCCACGTCCCACGCACTGTCCCGTAGCAGGGGATAAGCGGTCAGCCGGTCCACGGTTAGCTCGCAGCCATCCACAGCCACGTGAGCCGCAGTAGCTACGAGGTCATCACCGAGGTAGACCCCGGAGCCCCAACCGGAGCCCTCGGAGCAGTTCACGCTTACGACCGTGGTCTGAGCAACCAGACTGTTAACAAAGTCCCTGTCCGAGCCGTTGGCCGCTTCGACCGGAGGGAGTGAGCCCGACTGACACGCAACAGCGAGCAGTAGGACGAGCAGCACCAGGAGCTGCTTCACCCCTTACTTGGTGCGGTGGTCGCGAACCGAGCCACCCTCACGAGCAACACGGGCGGGCGGAAGGGCAGCCGGCACAGGTGCGGGCGGGAGGTACTTCGGGACGTTGAGGGCGAGCTTCTCGAGCCAGTACCGGGCGGTACCCAGCCAACCCTCGACCTCGGTGATGGTATCGTTCTTGGCGACCTTGTTGACGCCGGCCAGGACAACCGAAGCGCCAGCGACAACCAGGGCAGCGGCCTGGACAATGTCAAGCCCGTAAGTGGTGATGAAATCGAACATGTTTGTTCCCTATCGGTTTAGTTTCGTACGCCCAGAACAGGGCACGGTCGCCCCTAGAAGCGGGCGAAGAAATTCACAAGAGTGGCGCGCTCGGTGGCGGTGAGGGCGGTCCCGTCCCAGGCGGCAACGCAGTCGATCAAGGTGCCGGGCTCCGACGTGTCGCCCGACCCGCGATTACCAACCGTCACCGGCTCTGTGTTCGTGAGGGCGCCTAGGCCCGCGATGGATACGGTGGTCGCGCTCAGGTCGGTGGTCAGATGGAGTTCGTCGGCGTCGCGATCGATCACCATCACAATCGGGGTCCAGCGACCACGGTAGTTCCCAGACGGGGTGTGGGTCACCCCGTCTGGGCCGGGGTCTAGGATGATCTGGATCGCCCCTGCCGCGGTCACACGAATCAGCCAGCCAGGGAAGTAGTTACTCAGCAAGGGACACGACGCCCCGTCATCATCCGGGGGAACCCACACCTGGAGAAGGACGCTGATCGACGTGTCGGTCGGGGAGTCCAGGTATGTCGTGGAGGCGATGTTGAGTTCGGCGCCGTCGTCGGCCAGCGCGATTCCCTGTCCGAGTGGGGTCACCACGCCGCGGGTTACGGTCCCGGCCGCCACCGCGAAGTCGTTGGACCCGATCCGGTCCGCGAAGTCGCCGGCGGCCTCGTCGAATAGCCAAAGTCCGTCCGGGGTCGTCACGCCAGGCAACGCAGCAGCCCACGTCGTAGCGTCGTACGGAACAGTGGACACCCACCGGGTCATGCCGCCGTTGTGCTCGCGGCTCTGCATCGAGGCAAACCTCCGCGGCGAAGCGAGGCAGGTGCCCCCGTTGCCAACCATGGAGCCGCCCCTGTTGTGGGCTCTCCCTCTACCGGTAAGCACTAGCGATACTCGGCGCGATGCCAGACCACGTCGAGGTCCACTGCTGTGGAGGTACCCCCGATGGCAACCACCTGCGCGTAGAGGCGGCCGAACAGCGACAGGTTTTCCACCGCTTCGTAATGACGGATCTCGTCAGCACCACTCTCCTCGATGGGGGCGCCACCATTCATCCAGCCCGACCGGTTGACGGCGTCACCTGCCCCGGAGCCGATCGATAGAGGGAACCACTCGTCAAACTCGGGCTGGTAGCCCCAAAGCCTGACAGTGACCTCCATGTCGCCAGAGCCTGCGGTCGAGCGTAGAAACAGGTCAACGCGGTCTACACCGCTGGGCTTGACCACTCCGTCGGTGGCGGCACTGGGCTGGGCGCTGGTAGCCGTGGCCGCAGCCAGAAGCTCCGCAGTTCGTACAAGGGACATCTTATCTCTCCGTCATTCTCTGCGCCTTGGTCATATGCTCGTCGGTCTTGGGCGTTCCCTGCGACGGTCGGGGCGCGTTTGCCTGGGCCTGCTCGGCCTGTTGTTGAAAGATGCTCTGGAGCATCTGCATCACGTCCGGGGCCATCGAAGCCTCGACCGGGACATCGAACATCACAGAGAGCTGGAGCCGACCGCTGTAGCTGAGGTTCTGCCGCAGCTCGGTCATGTTCTCCACGATCGCCATCTGCATCTCTTCGAACAGTGCGGGGTACAGCGTCTTCACTGTCTCCACGGCTTCCACCGCCACGACACCCTCACCGAGGTCATCGAGCAGCGACATCGGGTCCTCTGCGGCTCGGATGTAGCGAGCCCACCGCGACACCTCCGTGGGGCTGGGGACTTCCTTGCCCTGTCCAAGATTCATGAGGATTTCGTTCCGCTGGACAGAGGGCATTTTCGAGGCGAGGAACATCATCCGAGCCCAAATGGCGTCCTGTAGCTGGGCTCCGGTTGAGGGGTTGAGTGCAGTGACCGGGGCAGTCGAGAGCGTAATGCGGTCGCGCATCTCAGACTCATTGGCCAGTGCATCTCGTAGCTCCTTGGCCCGGGCTTTGTAGCCCTGCTCCTCTTTGCGGTCCTGCGCGTCGTAGAACTTGACGCTGTTGAGCACCTTGCTGGAACTGGCCAGCACAGCACGCCGGGCGTGGTTCGAGGTGAGAGCCTTGACCGCCTTGCTTGCCTTGCGATGAACGATGGCAGGAACTGCTCCTGCAAGCATTGGGATGGCGCTCATTCGGCTACCAGCAAAGCCGATAACCCGTTTGACTGCGTTCCGCCGGATGCGGGGCAGTGCGCCAGTACCCCGGGACACGGGAGCGATGAAGCCCTCCATGCTGCCCTGCATGACGCGGTTCATCAGGGAGTTCTGTTTGCGTGCGTGACCGCGGAGAAAGCGGCCCGCGGCGTACACCTTGAGCAGCGCGTCAGCGGTTGGCCCGAACACTCCGACCTGCTCCACGTTGACCAGACCAATAAGGTCCGCAGCGGCCACGGCGTCGAGGGCGTTGAGCTTGTCGAGCACCCCCTTCGGAAGGTTCTTCTCAATACCGCTCAGGACAGCGCGGTGGCCAAACTTCTCCCCGACCCCCACGCGCCCGCCAAGGAACGTGTCGAGCCTGGTGGCCGCCTTCTGGTACACGTCCAGCCGGCGCAGGATGTTGACCGCCTCCTCGGGGTTGGAGTCGAAGAACTTGCCGAGGTTGAAATCGTCGCCGACAGACTTACGCAATACGTTGCGGGCTTTGTTGAACTGCTCGACTGCCTCGGGCAGCTTTGCATACTGCGCGCGCGCGCGAGCCATAGCCTCGTCTGCCGGCAGCGCCCGCGAGGTAAGCGGAGGCTGGGCGAACTGGTCGCCCTGTCGCGAAGTGAGAGCTGCCTCGTCGAGGAGGTCAAGTTGCCGCCCCGGGGTGGAGCCCAACTCGAGGTCCATCTGCTGCGACGGGACTGTCTCGTCAGCCTGCCGAGCCGCTCGGGCTAGCGCGGCCTCGTTAACATCATCCGCCATGCGGCTGACCTGCGGCCTGGCCTGTGACCCAGTCTGGAACGGGCGCTGATACTCACCCCCGCGGCCAAAGTAGGAGCCTTCGGATCTCGCCGGCTGCCCCCGCAGTCTTGCAGCGTAGTCTCGGATCTCCTCGCGGGACATGCGCCCTGCCCTGGAGGGTGTAGCCCCGAGGTCCATCTCAAGCTGACCCGGTTCCCCCGCGGGGACTACATCATCAGCCAAAAGACTGAGCTGCTCCGCGTCTCTGGGAGAGGTTGGCGAAAGCTCGTCCGCTCGGCTGAGCAGCGGGGAGTCCGGCCGGCTTGCAACATCCTCGGAGAACTCGCGGAAGGCCCGCTGGCGGATGATCTCCTCGGGGTTGATGCCGGCTAGCTCGTTGTCAATGACGCGGAGGTCTGCACCCAGCTGGCCCACGAAGTCGTCTGCACCGGTCGGGGCAGTGAGCTTGCGGACCGCGCTACCGAGGGCTCCGAAAGCCCCTCCGACTCCAGCGCCGAGAGCGGCCCCGGTCAGGATATTCTTGGTCTTGAGCTGGCTGGCAATGGACTCGACGGTGAACGGGTCGTCCGAAAGGGCGGCCTGGCCCAGGGCGTGCCCAGTCTCCCACGCTGTGCCCTCCAGGAGGCCCGCTGTGGCCCCTCGAGCCGTCGATGCACCCAGCCCCCGCCCACCACCGACCAGGCTCCTAGCGGCCTTCTCAGAGGCTCTGGCGACAGCTCCTGCTGGGGTGGCCCTAGCAGCGGCCCCGAGGGCTCCGGCACCGCCCGTGAAGGCCATGGGAGCCACGCTGCCGAGGATCTCACCACCGACAGCGAGGTAGGGGTTACGCTCCCTGCGCTGGCGCATGGCGAAGGCGTCCGCCCCAAGGGCTCGGAGCAATACGTCTGAGCCGCTGAACGTGGCACCACGGGCCAGGGCCTCGACCAGGGCGGTGAGATTCTGGCTACCGTAGACCTCGTCCAGCTCGTGCTCTTGGGCGCGTACATCGCGGTCCGCCTCGGACTCTGGGGTGAGCCCCGACTGCACCGCAGCGTCGTAGCCCTCCTCGGGCGCGTAGACAGGCTGCCCCGTCTCGGGAGCCACCAAGGCCGGGGTACCGATGGGCTCGTAGCGGCCAGGGTTCTTGGCCAGCGTGGCCTGCACCTCCTCAGAGGGGATGAAGACCGGATCGCCTGTTTGCTTGTCGAGAAATGCTGGCATTTACAGTGCAGGGCCTCCTCGGACCTCGTGTGCCGGGCGCTGCTTGCGCTCGCGCTTTTTGCCTGCGTCGTCCTTCAACCAGTCCTTGGCCTGCTGCTCCAGGAGGTCCAGCTTCTCCGACTCAAGCTCGATGGCTCGTTTTTCCGCCGGGGTCGCCTTGGCCTTGTCCTTGTTGCGCTTCGCTCGCTGCAGTGTGATCAGTTCTAGCGCCTTCTCCACGCGACTCTTTGTGACGTTCCCCTGTAGCAGCACGCCGATGCTGCGCGTCTTGTTTGTCTCGAACCGTTGGGAACGGAGCACGTCGCTCGTGTTGGGGTCGCGGTCCTGTTCACGCATACCTCGACGAACAGCGCCGAAGAGACCCTCGCCGTCGTCCTCGGGTCCACGGAGTCCTTCGTCCTTGGTCACGGTGGGCCCTTTGCGGACTGACTCAGCGACAGAGTGAACGTCTCGCGGGGTGAGCATGTCGCGAGCCATCGGGATGGCCTTGCCCTCCAGGCCAGAGATTCCGTAACCCAGGCCACGCAGCGTGTTGTCCACTTGCCGGCGGCGGATATTCCCTGCGTTTTGCAACACCCTCAAAGTTTCCCCGCTGTCGAGAAGGCGAAAGAACTTCTGGGGGTTGTCAATTCCGCCAATGGACTGCTTCGCAATCTCCATATCCTTGTCGGACGGAATGCCTTTGATGGCCTCTTGCATCATCATCTGCACGTTAGCCATCAGCGCAGCCTGAGTCTGCTTGTCCGCGTCATTGATGAGATTGCGGTTGGCCCCCAGCCACGACATGGTCGCGTAGGCATCAAGTAGCTGCTTGCCCGCGGTCATCTGAGCGCGAAGCTCTCTCTGTTCTGGGGGAGACAACGCACTAATGTCCAGACCACCGGCGACGAACCCCCGTTCTCCCTCGGATCCGATACGTGTCGGCGTCTCCCCTTGGGTGTTGGTGAAGTGTGAACCCTCCGGTGGGTACAGCAGGCCCGTGACAGTGCCTGCCTCCGCAGGCTTCTTCCCGCCACCGCCAACCTTCATCGAGGCAGCTGCCTTCAGCGCGGAAAGCTCGAGGGTCTTGCGGGCCAAGGTGCGCTTAAAGGCCGCCTCGTAGTAAGCCGCCTTCTGCTCCTGAATCTGACCGAGCAGGGCCTCAGCCCGCTGCTGCGCAACACCGGACTTCATGCCGGCTACGCTTTTCTGAAGCTGCACCTCAATCTGCTGAAGCTTGTTAGCCCGGAGGAGGTTGTCCTGTGAGATGCGGTCGGTGAGCCCCTCGCGGAGAAGGCCCAGCTCGCTGACTTTGCGGGACCGGCTGCGCTCCTTGATGCCGACGTTCGCCCGCTGAGCCGCGATATCCTGCTCCACCATGCGGTTGATAAGCTCAAGGCCTGTGTTGCGGCCTGTCTTGTTCGACACACCCAGCATTCCACCGAGTGCGGCCGAGATCACCACAGCGACCTTCTGCCAGGCGCTGCGTGTACTCCACCAACGGCCCGGGTCTACCCGCGTCTGCTCCAGGTCTTTGTCCAGAGCAGCAAGCTCCGCGGTCGTGTCGGTGCGGAGACGCTGGTAGTCCTCGATAGCTTCTGCGTCGGCGGTCTCTTGGTCGGACAGCACCTTGAGCGTGTCGGTGGCAGCGGTCTGCTCAAAGCCCCCAGCCTTGCCGGCGAGGTCCGCCTCCCGTCTTACCGCGTTCTGCGCGTGCTCCGTGGCCGACCTTTCGGCCTTCGCGATGGGCACCTCAACACCAACGAGGTCCGTGCGGAGTGCGAGGTCACCAGCAAGCTCGCGTCGGTCACGCTGCTGTGCAACAGCGTCCAGAGTCTGCTGCGGGGCAACGGTGGGCGGCTCTGCCGGCGCTCCACTAACAGCGTCAACACCGAAGTCGCTGTCCCCCGGTCGCGGCGGGTCAATGGAAAGTATTCCTTCCCCGCCGGGGGGGATTTGGTCAAAACTGTTGTCGTTAGGTGAACCCTGCTGCGGACCCTCGGGGTAGGAAACGATTCCCTCACCGCCCGGGGGCAGAGCGTTAAACGCAGCCTCCTCAGCCGGGTCGGGCATGACCGGAACAGCTTGGGGCAGCGTCGTCGGTCCGGGTCCGCCCGTGAAGAGGCCTGAGCGGTTCAGGACGGGCGCGGGAATGACAACAACCCCGCTCTCGTTCACCGCATTGCCTTGTTCGTCCAAAGTAAGTGGCATTCTCTACATTCCAAGCATCGACAAGAGACCGCCCCGCTGCTCTTGCTGCGGCTGCTGCTGAGCGTCCGCCCGGCGCTTTCGCTCGATCTCTTCTAGCCGGCGGTTCATGTCCGCTGTCGCGGCCGCAAGAGCACCGGCGAGCTTGCCCCCGTCGATCCCCTTACCCTCTGGGGTCTCGACAACCATCGACTGACCCTCCGGAGTGCGCTCGAGGTCCTGGGCCATGATGCCCACGTGTTGACCCTCACCGTGCCGTGCGGGGTCCCTGTAGCGGTAGGAGGCTGGCTCGAGGCTGTGGAGCATTCGTCTAACCCCAGCCGAACCGTCCTCTACATCGGTCTTGGCCCGCATGTCGGACAGCGCCCCGAGAGCCCCGAGGGCTCCAGCAAGCAGTCCCGTACCTCGCTCCCCGGCAGTCGGCACCTGCGCCATGGCGCCGAACCGGTTACCCCGCTGCTCCTCGATCCGACCGAAGGCGTCGATAGCCTGACCTCGCCCGCCGAGTGCACCCTGAAGGCCGAGGTTTCCAAGCTGGCTCGCAGCCCCCTGGCGCTCCTGAATACCCGCGGTAGCCTGCTGCCCCGCCAGCCCAGCACCCATCATTGCGGCATTGTTCTGTGCGGTACGGGCGGCCATTGCAGCATTACCGGGCCGAGCGCCGGCGGCCATCGCCTGCTGTCCCGCTACGTTCTGTTGAAGACCCTGGCGGAGCTGCTCACCAGAAAGGGACTCCTCACCGCGCATGATACGCCCGAGGTGACCCATGGACTGACCGTAACCGGTCGTCCCGCGGTCGGCGAGCTGGCTAGCCAAACCACCTTGAGTGGCGAGGTTGCCTTCAGGGTCCACCTGACGAAACTCGTTGTCGCCGCGGCTGGCGGCCATCCCGCCGACAAGCTTCCCTGGTGCGGACTTAACCTTATCCCACCAGGTCCTGTTTCCGCCGGTCCCCTGACTCTCCGGGGGCGGCGCTTCCCACTGCGGTCCAAACGGCATGGTCTGGCTCCTCTCTTAATTAATGGCTCTGCGTCTCGGGCAGGCGTCCAACACCACCACGCATCCCAAGCTCAAACGTGAGCCCGGTCAGCGATGTTTCTCTCAGCGTTCCTGGCGAGGCGTCATCACCTAGTGTCAGGCGGACCTTTACCGAACTCACCTTTTGCTTGCTGAAACGAAAGCGCCTCCGCAGCAGCGAACTCGACGCGGGCAGTTCCACTACAGTGTCATCCACCCAAGTCTCGTTGTCGTTATACGCCACCCGAACACGCAGCTCGGGCTCAACCGTAGTGTCCACGTCGCCGAGAACAGCGAACCGCCTCGCCCTTCCAAAGCCGACCAGGTTGCCGAACCGCACCCACGCGGTCTCAACATCCAGCTCGTAGTCCACGCCGGTGTAGTCCTCGCGCTCGACGAACACCCCGTCTTCGGTGGCGTAAACGTAACTGCCCTGCCACACCACAGCGTCCACCGCGTCCTCGATAGACCACGTAGCCCACTGCCCCGTCTTGGTGTTGAGTACCATCGCCCGCGAAGCGGTGAGGCAGCGAACCTCGTGCTGGTCCTCCACCACAGTCACCGCAACAACACTCTCGCCGTCGAACTCCTCCACAGGGCCGCCGATGTACTGCACCGCCAGGCCACGGTTGAGGGCGTGCCAGCCGCGCTGCGACTTGAACACGACGCCATCAGCGGTAACGCCCACAGCCTCGGCCGAAACGGCTCCCACGTCAGGGGTGATCAGCTGCGGCTCGTAGTTGGCTCCACCCCCAAGGTTGTCGTGTCCGTCACCAGCGAGCGCGTAAACGGCCTGCTCGGTGAAGACAACAGCCACCTCATTCATCACAGCGAGCGCCGTCACAGCACCTGTCTGCGCAGGGAGGTCCACGCTGAGAAGGTCGTTGAAGTTGGCGACCTCGCCCGCGGCGCGGTATTTGGAGTAACGCACCTGATACGGGTTGCCCGCGACACCAGCAAGAAACAACCTGTCCCGAGCTGCCGCAATGAGGGCAGCAGGAGGCGGGGCCATGTTTTCGAGCACCCCAACATTCTCTGGGTTGGGGGACTTCTCGATCACTTCGTCGTCGGTGAAGTCGTCGGTGAACGTCGTCGCAAAGCCTCCAGTGCGCGTGTTCTGTAGATACGCGTTGTCCCCGCTAACTGTGTTGGGGTTGAGGCCGGTGACCAGGTAGAACGGCGCGCCCACGGGGGCCTCGCGGATAGTGCGCCAGAGTTCCAACGCCGCTGTCGGCCGGCGCGTGTGGTTAATACCTGCGACCGAAAACACCGCCTCTTGGTTGGCCGTGAGCGTCACTGACCCGTGCGTGGCGGTTGTGGACCGGTCCAGCTCGCCCTGCGCGTTCTCGCCGGAAAGCGTGGCCTTGTAGGCTCGAGTGCCTGCCTCTTGCGATCCACTGCCAAGCGGTGCGGCGGCGAAATACCACGGCGCAACAGGCCAGCCCAACTCGACAACGCTCTGCCCGTCATACTGAAGCACCTCGCCACCCGTCAGGTACAGTGTGCGACCGGTCTCTGCTGTGCGCCGTGCCTCGTTTGAGTCAAACTCCACAACGGTCTCTCGCGGAGTTCGAGCCGCGTACGAGGTGGCCACGGCGCGGTCATCGTCATCGAAGTCCCCGAGCGGGATCACGCGACGTTCAACACCCATGAAGGCATAGCGCCCGTCACCGAGGTCCTGAACGCCGGGAAGGTGCCGTGTGATCTGTCCGAAGCCGCCCGCAACACCGGGGGCCGCCTTCGCAACGTAGGCGTTGAGCCCGCCGTCAACCTGGTAGAGGAAGTAAGTGTTCTGCAGCGCGGCGCGAAAGCCTAGCGGCTCGGCCATTCCAGCGGTGCCCGACTCGCAGGCGAATACTCCCCAAACGTAGACGTGCCCGTCAGCGTGGGCGAAGGCGTGCGAAGCCAGCCCAGTACGCAACGCGATCGTTGTGCCCGCCGTGGACTCGGCGTTCCCCTCTGTGTCGATGTAGGACCGAGTGAAGTTGAACGACGTAGAGCTAGCTGTTTCGGCGCTGGACCAAACCGCGTAACAGCGATACTCGCCACCGGACTCGGCGGTAGCGCGGAAAGCCGTAGTAATCTGGTTGTCTGCGGCAGCAACGTTGCCGATGTCTACGTCTGTACCGGTAGCGGTCAACGTGTCCACGCCGTCGAACACAAACACCGAACCGACCACGTTGGTGCCGTTCACCTGGGCGACGGCAACATCTACAGCGGCGCCAGAACCCCGAGCAGCAATAGAAAGAGCACCGTCCGCAGTGACTGCGGTGTTCTGCGCCTCAACAAACGTGCCGCTCTCATCGTGCACTCGGACGAACACCGCCAGACCAACCGGTGGAGGTCGTGCGACGACGAAAGAGAATCCGTCAGCAGCGGCAACGTCGTACGCGCGAGCACCCGCGGAGATGGCCACGACAGGTGTGGACCATTGGCTTGTGTCACCCACGTCTGCGGGGTCAATTACCGTCAGATAAACGTCGGAATACTGATCCTCTGCGTCGAACGTTTCCAACGCGAACAGGTGAAACGTTTCGCCGACAACCAGAACCCTGGGGTTATGCACACCCGAAATTCCTGGAATAGCCTGCGGCTCGAGGAGCACAGCACCTGTCTCCACGTCCAGGGCGGCGATCTTCGCGTCGGAAGTCGCTCCCTCCTGCCAGACGTAGACGGCCACACCATCAAGCTCGGCCCGGTCGGCAAACAGCTGCTCCGCGGGGGAGGCGAACCGCGTCTGCTCGGTCACCTTGGGGGCGAGGTAGTCCGCGCGTTCCTGCCAGTCGTTCAGGCCCGGTGACCAGCTGTAGAGGCCCGTGTCGGTGAACAGCAGAAGCTCATCACGGTAGGCTGCTAGCTTGCGCACCGTACCCGGGACAGAGGCCAGCGCACTGTACGGGTGGCGGAGGCTGATTCCTCCGCGAGTGCTGAACTTGGCGTTGATCGCCTTTGCAAGGTGAGGAGCCTCGAGCGCACGCGGGTCAATCCCGGTATCGATGCCCGCGATCAGCGGGTAGTCAACAGTGTTCCAGGCGAGGGCCACTACGCCGTCCTAACAATTTCCAGGGTTACGATCGGCTGGATGGCGGTGTCTCCAGCGAGGTCACCGAGCGGGTCGGCAACGACACCAAGGGCGCTCCCGGCGTTAAACCGGATCGCCCGGCCGGCGAGCAACACCTCGCCCGTCGCACCCGTCGCCAGTTCGACAGTCAGCGCTGTGTCGGAATCATTAATCCGTGCGGTGTACCGAACAGCCGAGCCCGGGCCGTTGACGTTGGGGTGCCGGACTGACAGGCTGCGTAGTTCCCCATCAAACGGGGCGATGACCGAGGCGTCGGAGGCCGAGGCGACGGCGTTGGCTGTCATGGGCGCGGAAGTCAAGTACCTCACCGCCGTGCTGTGAACGTCGCGGGCGCCGAAGACTAGAAGCGTCGGAGGGTCATCAACCTTCCCAGCCTCCCGTAGCCTGCGCTCAAGGCTCTTAATCTGCTCGCGCAACGACCGGAAGTTTCGCTCAATGAGCGGGTCGTCAACCTTGCCCGTAAACGGCTGAGGCATTATCGGCCGAACCAGAAGTCGGGATCGGTCATCCCTGGGAGGCCCCACACGTTGTATTGCATGGGCTTCTTGCGCACGTCTACGATGCGGCGTGGGTTGGCCATGTCCCGGTCAAACGAGACAGCCCGAATCTCTTTCTCAATCCGGTTTCGCTCAAAAATCAGTGTGGAGGCCTCTGCCTCCTCTTTGAGGAGCATCTTGATCGCCACGTCGTAGACGATCCACTCCTCCCAGCCGTTGACGCCGTCGAAGCTGTCACCGCCCGCAGAGAGCACCTCCGCGTTGGTGACGTAAACATGTTTGTAGGATCCGCTAGCCGGGGCAGGAATGAGCACCAGGTTGCCCGCGCTCAGGCGGTAGCCAATAGCTCGCCCTGTAGTGGTCTGCGGAAACCGGTTACGCTCGCGGAACATGACCCGGGACAGGTCGCCACGCTCCCCCTGGGAGTCCACGTGCTCCACGGCAAGGGTGCGGTAGTAGTCTGCGGGAAGCGCGTAGCTAGCTGAGCCATCCGCGGTGATGTCGTCCACCGCTTCGAACCGCTCCGGGACAGCCTGGGCGACCATGCCGTGCCACAGCCCGTACGAGGCGTTGATCATGCCGTCCAGCTCCGTGTCGTCCACGAAAGCGTCGGCCCCTGCGGCCTCCATGTCGGCCATCTCGCGCGCACGTCGGCGCAGCGTCGTCAAAGTTACAGAGCGAGCCATAGAGAACAAAAGGGGGCGGGACGAGCCCGCCCCCTCCCTTTGCTATTTCATGCTGCGAAGCGCCCGAGTCACTGCTGGTGACTGCGGTAGCGGCCGAGTCTCACGCTCTGCCTCTTGCCTGCTGATGCGGTCGAGGGCCATCTTGACTGCGGGAGACGTTCCGCCGCCCCCAGGGTCAACGGGCGTCAGAGCCCTCACGTGCGCTGACCCGCGCCCCGGTAGTGGGACGTACTCAGCCGTATCCCGCGGCACGTAATCAGGATCCGCCGGCGTGGACCTTACGTTGAGGACCTCGTCGGTGTTCGGGTCCTGGAGTCTGTACTCCAGAGGAAGCTCGTCCGGCCTTCCCGGGTACACCCGATCCTCACCGGTCCGCGGGTCCTTGTAGAGGTAGTTCGGCCTTGGTTGCTCGAGAGACTCGAACTGCTGCCTCTCCGTCTCACGTGGAGACAGCTCGGCCTGGTACCGCTCGTTGGCCTGCCCTCTGAGCCTCTCAACCTCCTCCGGGGCAACCAAGCCCGACGCGTCGAGCGCGTCGAGCATGGTCAATACCTTGCGGAAGTTGTCAGGGTTCTTAGGCACGACTACGCACTCGCAGCAAGCCGACCACCCTCAGAACTCTGAGTGCAGTACAGCTCGACCACGACGGTCTCATCTGTGGTGTCAGCCGCCGTCCAGGTGCCCCCGGAGTTGGTGTACGTCTTAAGAGTCACCACACCGGTGTCCTGCACGTACCCCGAGGACACGACCTTGAGATCCGCGTCGTCCTCTTCGTGGTAGCAGTTGACCGCAACCCAAAACGGCTTCTTCGACCCGATGAACGTGATGGTGATCGTGCCTGTACCGGAACGCTCAATCAGCACGTCGTTGCCGTAGTTCGGGACCAGACCGTCGGGATCCGACGTGTTGTTGGTCTCAAACTTCATGACCAGCTTGTACGGGTTAACGAAGTTGCCGTTTAGCCCGCTGATGTTGAAGGCCATATCAGCCTCCCTTACGCGGTCGCGACAGACATCACCCCGTTGAAACCCGGGGCGTAGCAGACCAGCTCGCCGAAGTAGCGGGCACGGTACTGAATGTCGTCAGTGGTGGCTCCGCGGAGGGCGTTGAGGCCGTCGTCGCGGATGATATGCGGCACCTGGCCCATATGCGCCAGCTCCCACGTGTTCTTCTGGAGCATGTACGCCAGGTCAGGCGGACAGCCGATGTCGAAGATGACCTTGATCGGGCCAGTCACGAACGACTGGAGCGTGAAGCCGCTGAACCCGAACTTGGCGTTCCCGCCGTCAGTGCGCTCAACCTGGGTGTCGAGCTGCTCCGCCAGCTGGAGGCCAGCGCGAGGATTCATGAACCACGCGTCAGGCTCACCACCGAACTCGGAGATGAGCATGGCCAGCTCCTGGCCGTTCTCTAGAATGGAGCGCCCCGAGTTGTCCACGCGGTGCCCAGAAAGGGCCGCCACGTTCTTGCTCCGGTTGAGGGAGAAGAAAGAGTCACTCCCAGTGGGAGCGGTCATCGGCAGCCAGCCCGCGAGGCCGGTCACCTTGGCGTCCGGGTCACCCTCAGTGAAGAGGAAGTCTGTGGCCTCCCACGCGCTGTCAGCAACAGCCTCGCCGTCAACCAGAAGGGTACCGGCACCATGGTTGATACCAATGACCTTGTAGGACTCCCCCGAGTCACGCAGGGTGGTGTCGTTGTCGGTGTCGTTGGCAACAATGAACTGGTTCAGTCCAAAGTTGTAAGTGTCCGACTTATTGGTCAGGGTGATAGTCGCTTCGGCGGTACCGTCAGAAATCGCGCTGATCACACCAATCGAGCCAGAGCCCGACCGGTACAGGGCCAGGTGGAGCGACTTACCCAGGTTACGGATGGTTCCGTTGATCTGGGTTTCCTTCGACCGAACGAAGCTACCAACATCCTTCGAGGCAGCCATGATGGCCTCGCCCTCGATCTCGACGACCTGGTAGTCCTTCTTCCTCGCGGTGACAACGAACTTGTCCTGCGAGGTGTTCGAGGCGTTGGTAATAGCGGTAGCGAGCCCCGCACTGCGACCCTGGGGATCGTCATGCAGGACAGGGACAACGTAGGTGTCGCCGTAAAAGGCGTCCTTACGGGGCAGCCACTCGAGAAGCGGTCGCTTCCGTTTGGCCAGAGACTCAACCCGCCGGGGCGGATAAATCTCCTTCATCATCGCGTCAAACGCGCTGACAGAAAGAGCCATGATAAGGGTCCTCTGTCCGCGCTACGGATGGGCTTTATGGGGCTACTTCATGTAGCTCTTGAGAATGGCCTCACCACGTGCGCGGAACTTGTCCGAGTACGGATCGTCCTCGTCTTCGAGGGAAATCCGTTTGGGTTTCCGTGTGGTCTCCGCCTCGGTGGGAACCTTCGTGGTCTTCTTTCGTTTCCGAGTTCCCTTGGTGCTATCGGTAGTCGATGCGGTATCTTTTCCCGCCACTTTCGAGAATCGCTCCCAGTCGGAGCGCAGTGCATCCTCGAGTCGGCGGGCAACGTCCCTCGCGCTGGGCCACTGCCCTCCGCGAATGGCGTTAGCTGCTACTTCGCAGACGGTCTCGTAGGCTTGAGTAAAGTCGTCTTCGGCGAGGGCCTTCAGAAACGGCATGTCGGCGGGGATGTCTTTGACGACGGATCCCAGCTCGTTGTCCAGCGCTTCTAGTCGGGCCTGATACGCCACCCCTTCGCTATCGGGTGCGGGGTCCTTCTTGCCTTCGATCTTCTGCTTCAGGGCCTCCACTTCGGCGCGGAGGCTCTGCTGTTCAAATTTTGCTTGAAGCTCTGCCGGGGCGTCTTCGCCCAACTCTTTGTAGAGCAGCTTCGCGGCTACATCACCAGGGCTGAGCCCCAGCTCGGTCAGCGCGGCGTGCGGGTCTTGCCGGAGTCGCTGGTAACGGGCCTCTTGCTCCCGTAGAGCCTGCTCACGCTGTAGGAGGCTCTGCTCCTTTCGGGACAGGGCTGCGAGCTGCCGCTCGGTGAGAGAGGGCTCTTGCTCGCCAGGAGTCTCGCCACCAGCTTCTGCATCGCCAGCGTCTTCCCCGACCTCTTCGGCATCAGTCTCACCAGCCTCGTCAAGTTCTCCGCTATCTGATTCTCCGTCACCATCAGCGTCCTCCTCCTCCTCCTCGCCAGCCTCGCTGCCATCGTCCTCAACAGCATCCGCCTCTACGTCAGGCTCTGCGGCCTCCTCGGGGGCGTAGTGCTTGGCGACAACCTCATCGAGGTTGGGGAAGAACTCGTGATCTTCATAGGGCGCGGCTTCGCCGGCGCTCTCTGTTTTGGTCTCGTCTGCCATTTGACCTTTACGCTGCTATCGGTGCCGACATCTCTGCCGGTGCGCCTTCCTGCATCGGCATACCTGGTGGCATCGCACCAGGCATCGGGGCAGGGGGCTGGAGCTTCTGTAGCTCTTGCACAGCCTGGACAACCCAGTTGCGCATACCTTCGAGGATGTCTTCCTCGGCTTCGCCGCGCTCGGCCTCGAGCATGGCAGCGGTCACGAGGTCAAC